AATTGTTTATGATGAGCTCAGGTGAGATCGTTGTGGCTGAAGTTCTTGATGCAGGTCCAGAACATTATGAAACTAGTATGCCAAGTATGCTAGTGACCGAACCACCAAATGGAGAAGGTAAATCCCAAGTTGGCTTGGCACCTTACTGTCCATATGGCGATCCTAAAAATTCAGTACAATTTTACAAGACTGCTATACAGTCTGTCGTAAACCCAACCCAACAATTAAAAGACGAATATAAAAGAATCTGGGGCAGTCCTAGTATTGTCACTCCAGAAAAAAAACTGATTGTATAACTTTACTTTTAACTTAAAAAGGAGTAGAGTTATATTATGAAGTTTTATACCAATGTTCATCCGCATGGTAATCAGCTTCTTGTCAGGTATATTTCAGGTGGCAAGAGACGAGCTGAAAAGATACCATTCAAACCTAGTGTCTGGGTGACACGAGGTAAAGGTGAAACACCATACAAAACTCTAAAAGGGCAACCTGCCTATAAAATCCAACAAGCAAGTATTAAAGATGCTAAAGACTTCGTTCGTCAATACGAAGAAGTTATGGAAGTGCATGGTCAAACTCAATGGCATTATCAATATATGCACGATGAGTTTAAGAATGATATTGAATGGGATAAAGAACTAATTAAGATTTGGTCAATAGATATTGAGACTGAAACTGAAGAAGGGTTTCCGAATATTGAAAGAGCCAATGAAAAACTGCTTCTTATTACTGTACAAGATAATCACTCAAAAGAGATTGTCACTTTTGGTACTAAAGAATATACAGGTGACGCAAGGCAACATAATAACTGGCGATATGTATATTGTCGTGATGAAAAGATTTTATTTCACAAGTTTCTAGATTACTGGATTGAAAATTATCCTGATGTAATTACAGGTTGGAACTCTCAGTTTTTTGACCTCGCATATTTATGGCGACGCATGTGTCATGTTATTGGTGAAGACCATGCTCGTAGATTGTCTCCCTGGAAGATTGTACATGAAAGAGAGATATATGTAAAAGGTAATAAAGAGTTCGCCATAGCAATCGCAGGTATTGCTCAGCTTGATTATCTTGACCTCTACAAAAAATATACTTACACAGCACAAGAGTCTTATCGTCTAGATAATATTGCATTCGTTGAACTTGGTCAAAAGAAACTTGACCATAGTGAGTATGCAACCTTCTCAGAGTTTTATAAAAACGACTGGAATAAATTCGTAGATTATAATGTCATTGATACTGTATTGGTTGATAGACTAGAAGATAAAATGAAGCTGATTGAACTTCAGCTTACTATGGCATATAATGCTAAGATTAATTATGATGATGTATTCTCTCAGGTTCGTATGTGGGATATGATTGTTCACAACTATCTGATGAAAGTAAATGTGGTAATACCACCCAAGTCTAGTAAAGATAAATCAACTCAGTTTGAAGGAGCATTTGTAAAAGAGCCATTGATTGGTTTACATAAATGGGTTGCTTCGTTTGACTTGAACTCGCTGTATCCACACTTGATTATGCAGTATAACATATCTCCTGAAACTTTACAACAGGAATCTGTTGAAAAAGGTGTTGACCATTATCTTAAAAACCCTGCTAAAGATTCTGAGTATGCTGTTGCTGCAAATGGTTCGCAATACAGAAAAGACTTTAGAGGTGTGTTCCCTAGTATTATGGAGGACTTCTATAACCAGAGGAAAGTTGCCAAGAAAGAAATGCTTCAGGCACAACAGTTGTATGAAAATGAAAACGATCCTCGCCAACTAAAAGTAATATCAAGCAAGAACAATTATCAGATGGGTATGAAGATTGCTCTTAACTCTGCTTATGGTGCACTTGGTAATCAATACTTTAGATACTTTGATTTAAAAATGGCTGAAGCTATTACCACCAGTGGCCAACTATCTATCCGATGGATACACGATAGGATGAATGATTATCTAAACAAAATAATTGGTACAAAAGATGAAGACTATATTATTGCTGTTGATACAGATTCTATTTATGTCACATTCGAGAAACTTGTCGATAAGGTTATGGGAGAAAAACAATCTGACATAAATAAAACTATTAAGTTCCTAGACACCATTTGTAATGAAAAGTTTATGCCATATATAAATCAACAGTATGAAGAACTTGCTAATAGGCAGAATGCTTTTGCTAATAAGATGGTTATGGAACGAGAGGTTCTAGCTGATAAAGGTTTATGGACTGCTAAGAAAAGATATGTTCTCTCAGTATATAATTCAGAAGGTGTATCTTATAAAAAACCTAAGATGAAGATTATGGGTTTAGAGATGATTAAATCATCTACTCCCCACTCTGTTCGTGAGTTGTTAAAAGAAGCTATACCAACGATTCTTCATGGTGGTCAAAATGATTTGTATAAATTTATTGAGGATGCTAGAACACAATTTAACTCTCTTCCTGTTGAAGAGATTGCTTTTCCTAGATCGGTAAATGGTTTGAAAAACTATCGTGACAGCATGAGCATATATCGCAAAGCAACTCCTATTCATGTAAGAGGTGCCTTGCTCTACAATCATTACTTGAAGGAAAAGAACATTACTCTCAGATATAATGATATTAAAGAGGGTGAAAAAATCAAGTTTGTATATCTTAAAAAACCTAATGTCATCAGGGAGAATGTCATATCCTTCCTAGATGTCGTGCCTAAAGAGTTCGGTATTCATGAATATGTGGACTATGACCTGATGTTTGAGAAGGTATTTTTAGACCCCATTGAGATTATGGTACAGAGTCTAGGCTGGAAAGTAAGTCAAACAGCGAGTCTTGAGGACTTCTTCTAGACCTTTACTTTTAAGTTTTTTTAGGGTAGAATGATAATAATGAAAAAATTAATTGCTATATCGATGATGCTCGGAGTGACTATGTGTGCTCCACCAGCTTATTCTGCACCGATGACTAAGGTATATGGTCCAAACTGTACGACTGAGACTACTTCTATTGTACAGAATGGTATTATTGTATCGGAGATCGTCACAACTAAATGTAAAGAAGAAACTCAACAGGGTCGTCAAAAGTTTGACCCAGAGAATAATCCTTCTGACGCATTACTAAATGAAGCAGCAAAGCTGGGTATGTACACCATCTTTATTAAATTAATTACTGAAATGAACTAGAGGATATATTATGAAAATAATTATTGGGATTGCTATTGGGATTGGTATTACTTACTTCTATCCTGAAATGGCAAATAATATAATTGAAATCGTGAAGGAGGTTAGTGATGTCATCATTTCAAAAGTATAAAATCATACCAGTTCTTGGTATGTTAGTATTTCTTGCAGCATGCTCGACTACTAAAATTGCAACTGAAGCGAATCGTGATGGGGTACTTAATAAAGTTCCTACATGGTATCTTGAAGCTGAAGTTGAAAAAGGACTAATTAGAAACAGGGATGCCGAAGACTTTATTTATGGTGTCGGTTCTTCAGTTTCTTATGACTTACAGTTCGCTCTTGATAAAGCTACTACTATTGCGAAGTCTGATTTGGCTGACCAAGTAAATGGTAGAATCACTCAAAATGAAAGTATATATAAAGAGGAAGGATCTGGAGAAGGTGAAGACTTAATGGTTGAAAGATCTACAAGTCAAACAAATAATATCATTACTCCTACTTCACTTCCTGGATATGAAGAGTGGAACAAAGATGTATTCATTACTGCCGATGGTTTGTATCGAGTATATGTTGGTCTAAAGTGGTCTGAGAAAAACAATCGTTTAGCACCGAAAGTTGAATTGAAAACTATCAACCCAACTGAAGCTGTTCCATCTATTTAAACTAAAGGAGATTAATTTATGGTCGGATATTTAAATGACCTTATAGATAATCTCGGCAACGAGTACGCAGGTGTTGCGGAAAATGCACTAGACTCTGATGTTAATTTTGTAGACACAGGGTCTTATGCATTTAATGCGTTGTTGAGTGGATCTATTTATGGAGGACTGCCAGGGAACAAGGTCACTGCCCTTGCTGGAGAAAGTTCTACAGGTAAAACTTTTTTCGCTCTAGGAGTTGCTAAAAACTTCCTGGATATGGATAAAGAAGCAGGTGTAATATATTTTGAAACAGAGGGTGCACTTACTAAGCAGATCCTTGAAGACAGAGATATTGACACAAACAGATTTGTTATTGTACCAGTGACAACTATTCAAGAGTTTCGTACTCAAGCTGTGCGTATTCTTGAAAATCATAAATCAGTCCCTGAACCAGCTAGGAAACCAATCCTATTTTGTTTAGACTCTTTGGGTATGCTATCAACTGAAAAAGAAGTAGCAGATGTAGCAGAGGGTAAGGATACTCGTGATATGACGAGAGCACAATTAGTAAGAGGTGCTTTCAGAGTATTGAGTCTAAAACTCGCACAGCTTGATGTACCAATGATTGTGACCAATCATACTTACGATGTAATCGGATCTTATGTGCCTATGAAAGACATGGGTGGTGGAGGTGGCTTAAAGTATGCTGCATCTACAATCGTGTTCTTGGGTAAAAGTAAAGATCGTGATGGTACAGAAGTTGTAGGTAATATCATAAAAGCTACTACACAAAAATCTAGGTTTACTAAAGAGCAAATGAAAGTTGAATGTAAACTTAATTTTGAAACAGGTTTATCTAGATACCATGGACTAATTGACCTCGCAGTCGAAGCAGGTATCTGGGAAAGTGCTGGTGGTCGTATTACTGTAGATGGTAAAAAAGTATTTGGTAAAGCTATTATGAAAGAGCCAGAAAAGTTTTTTACTGAAGATGTATTGAAACAGATTGACGAACACTGTAAATCTAAATTTATGTATGGATCTGATGAGCAAGAAACCGATAACGATACAGGGGAATAATCCCGAACAGTACGAACCAATCCACACAGCTGAAGATTATGTGTCTGAGGAGGATTACCTTACAGCGAAAGAAGAGTGGGAAAAAGAAAATTACCACACTGATAAATTAAGGGATACCTCTCAGGCACAGCTACCACACGAAATCCTAGAAGAAACCAACGAACAAGGATTTATGAAACTTAGGATACTACAAGGTGTCCTAGAGGGTAAGGTTGTGTCTTTTGGTAAAGTATCATTTCAACCTACAGAAGATGAAACTATCAAACTTGATTACAGTTATGAGATAGAGGGTCCAGATAAATTTAGACCTGTACCAAAGGTTGAAGTGGAGAAAATACTTGGCGACTTTTTAATGGCTATGATTAAGGAGCAAATGGAACAAAAGAATATTCTCTTCAAAGGTGGAGAGGATGAAATGAAAAAGGCAGTAGAGCCAGAAACCTTTGAATATAAGGAAACTTGATTTTTAACTTTATTTTAAGTAGAATGTAATTATGCGTATTGAAGAAACTATACTTTCCAATCTATTTCAAAATGATGAGTTTACTCGTAAAGCAATCCCCTTTATTAAAGGTGAGTATTTTTCTGAGCGAGGTGAACGAATTATATTTGAAGAGTTTGAAAAACTTTTCATGCAATATAATAATGTGCCTAGTCCTGAGATGATTGCTAATGAAGTCTTTGCTCGTAAAGATTTATTTGAAGACGAACATAAAAACATGCAAGAGATGCTTGAGGATATAAAAGATATCCAGGCAGTAAATGAAAACTGGTTGTATGATAAAGCTGAAGAGTGGTGTAAAGAACGAGCAGTACATAATACTATTATGGACTCTATCAAGATTATTGATGGTAGAGATAAAAATCGTGACAAGGGTGCGATTCCTAAAATGATGCAGGATGCTCTTGGTGTATGTTTTGATAATAGTGTTGGTCATGATTATCTTGAAGACCATGAGGCAAGATTTGATTTCTATCATCACAAAGAAGAAAGAATACCATTTGATTTAGAATTTTTTAATAAGATTACTAAAGGTGGACTTCCACCAAAGACTTTGAATATTGCATTGGCAGGAACAGGTGTTGGTAAATCTCTGTTCATGTGTCACATGGCTGCAAACTGTTTATCACAAGGAAAGAATGTTTTGTATATTACTTTAGAAATGGCAGAAGAAAGAATTGCTGAAAGAATAGATGCCAATATGATGAATATTAGTATACCAGATTTACATGATTTACCTAAGAAGATGTTTAATGATAAGATTCAAAAATTACAAAAGAAAGCAAAAGGTAAACTTATCATAAAAGAATATCCTACTGCATCTGCACATAGTGGACACTTTAGAGGATTATTAAAAGAACTTGCAATCAAGAAATCTTTCAAACCAGATATCATCTTTATTGATTATCTAAACATTTGTGCATCTAGTAGATTCAGAGCAGGAAGTAATATGAACTCTTATACTATTATCAAGTCTATTGCAGAAGAACTTCGTGGACTTGCAGTAGAAACTAATGTTCCTATTATGTCGGCAACTCAAACAACCAGAAGTGGTTTCTCTAATACAGATGTTGGACTTGAAGATACCT